CGGCACTGACTACATGGGGAGTTTTTCTTAACGAAGATCTTGACGCGTATAATATTATATTGCTAAATAGTATAAAAAAGCGTATGGAGTTCCCAGAGCTAAAAGAAATGGCAATGGAAGAATATGCGGAGTGGGAGCCAGACGCGTTCATAGTGGAGAAGAAAAGTTCAGGTACTGCGCTTTACCAGGAAATGCGACGAATGGGATTGCCCGTACAGGAATACACACCACATAGAGGGTCAGGCGACAAATTGGCAAGATTAAACTCTGTATCAGATATTGTAGCATCGGGTCTTTGTTGGGTTCCAGAAACACGGTGGGCAGAAGAAGTTATAGAAGAGATTGCAGGATTTCCGTTTATGAGTCATGATGACTTGGTTGACTCAACTGTCATGGCACTAATGCGATTCAGACAAGGTGGCTTTATAAGATTACCAAGTGACGAGCCAGAAGAGACTGTATACTTTAAACGTAGAGGAAGTGGATATTACTAATGGCAATAGAAAAAGGATTAAGTCCTGCTCCAATGGGAATACAGGAAGAAGCTTTAGGAGCTGAAGCTTTAGAGATAGAAATTGTAAACCCTGATATGGTCACACTGGATGATGGTAGTGTAGAAGTTACTATAATTCCTGGAGACGATAATGAAAAGGGTGGGTTTAACGCCAACATTGCCGACGATATGGAAGAAGACGAATTATCTATACTGGCTGATGACCTCATTGATTTAGTGGATAGTGACTTTGATAGTCGTAAAGATTGGGCAGATACATTTGTTAAAGGATTAGATGTACTAGGATTTAAGTACGAAGAACGTACAGAACCGTGGGAAGGCGCTTGCGGTGTTTACTCTACAGTTTTAGCAGAAGCCGCAATAAGATTCCAAGCTGAGACTATGAGTGAGACATTCCCAGCCGCAGGACCTGTCAGAACTAAATTACTTGGTGAAGAAACAAAAGAAAAAGATGAAGCCGCAGCTCGTGTTAAGGCAGACATGAACTATGAGCTTACTGAGAACATGGTCGAGTATAGACCAGAGCATGAGAGATTACTTTATAGTTTAGGTCTAGCAGGCTCGTCGTTTAAAAAAGTTTATTATGATCCCAACTTAGGTAGACAGGTTGCCCTGTATATACCTGCCGAGGACGTGGTAGTACCTTATGGCGCCTCGCACATAGAGACAGCAGAACGTGTTACTCACGTGATGCGTAAAACTAAAAACGAAATGAAAAAACTACAGGCAAACAAGTTTTATCGTGAGTTAGATTTGGGAGATCCACAAGCGTTTCATACTGATATAGAAGAACGCAAAGCTGAAGAAGGTGGATACTCTCTTACTGATGATGACAGATATACTTTATATGAAGTACACGCTGATCTTGTTATTGAAGGTGTAGATGATTCAGATGATGAAATCGCAAAGCCATACGTGGTTACTATAGAGCGAGGATCTAATGAAATATTAGCCATCCGTAGAAACTGGAACCCTGATGACGAACTTAAATTAAAACGACAACACTTTGTACATTATGTATATGTCCCAGGATTTGGGTTTTACGGGTTAGGTCTTATTCACATAATAGGTGGATACGCCCGTGCAGGTACATCCTTAATACGTCAGCTCGTAGACGCAGGTACGTTATCCAATCTCCCTGGAGGACTTAAATCTCGTGGGCTGCGTATTAAGGGTGATGATACACCTATAGAACCAGGAGAATTTAAAGACGTCGATGTGCCATCAGGTAGTATTCGTGACAATATTATGCCACTCCCATATAAAGAGCCTAGTCAAACATTACTAGCTTTACTCAATCAGATTACCACAGAAGGCCGAAGACTAGGCGCAATTAGCGATATGAACATATCAGATATGTCAGCTAATGCCCCAGTTGGCACGACGCTGGCACTCCTTGAGCGGACTCTAAAGCCTATGGCTGCAGTACAAGCTCGCGTTCACTATGCTATGAAACAAGAGTTTAAACTCCTCAAAACTCTCCTAGCAGAATACGCGCCAGCCGAGTATTCATATCAACCCCTTAGAGGTGAGGTTGGTGCACGACAGGCAGATTACGCATTGGTTGAAGTTATACCCGTAAGTGATCCTAATAGTTCTACTATGGCGCAGAGGGTTGTGCAGTATCAAGCTGTATTACAGATGTCACAGTCAGCACCACAAATATATGACTTACCGCAGTTGCACAGGCAGATGATTGAAGTACTAGGCGTAAAGAACGCAGACAAACTTGTCCCTATAAAAGAAGACATGAGACCTGCGGATCCTGTGAGTGAAAACATGAACGCGTTAGTAGGAAAACCTATAAAAGCATTTATTTACCAAGATCACGACGCTCATATACAAACGCATACAGCCTTTATGAAAGATCCAGCAGTCGCGCAGATGATAGGGCAGAACCCACAAGCTAATCAGATAATGGCTTCATTACAAGCCCATATTGCCGAGCATCTAGGGTTTAATTATCGTAAGCAGATGGAAGAACGTTTAGGCGCACCTCTACCACCACCTAACGAAGAACTAGACGAGGATGTGGAAATACAACTAGCTAGAGCTGTAGCTGAAGCAGGTAAACAGTTGACTCAAGCTCATCAACAACAAGCTGCGCAACAGCAAGCACAGCAAAAAGCACAAGATCCTGTTGTACAAATGCAACAAGCAGAGCTTCAGTTAAAAGCACAAGAAGTTCAACGTAAGATGAAGAAAGACGCTGATGATGTAGAAATCAAAAAAGCTCAACTACAACTAAAAGCCGCTAACGATAAAGAACAACTCAAGTTAGATAAGACTGAGATGATGTTAGAAGCTGGTAAACAAAAAGTTAAGTTGCAAGATGATAAACAAGACAAAGCAGATAAACGTAACCTAGAAATACTTAAAACTATGAAATAAAGGATAATTATGCCTACAACCGTCTTTGACGTGCTTATAAAACAAATAGAAGAACAGAAACTATCTTCAACACAATTCCTTATATCAGGAGGTCCCAAGGACTTTTCTCAGTATAAGGAAGTCACTGGCTTGATACGGGGTCTCGAGGTCAGTAAGCAATTAATAGAAGACCTCTCGCGCAACCAAATGGAAGAAGATAATGACTGAACCAGCAAAAGATCAGACTGTGCTAACTGATGATGAAATAGATGCACAACTCCCCAAACCTGTAGGATATCGTGTTTTAGTAGCACTACCTCAACAAGCAGATACATACGATGGTAGTAATATACTAAAAACCGATACAGCTAAAAGGCACGACCACATAATGTCTATAATGGGATTAGTTATGGATATGGGTGAACAGGCTTATAGCGATGAAGAACGGTTCCCAACAGGGGCTTGGTGTAAGCAAGGTGACTACGTTATGTTCCGTGCTAACACAGGTACAAGATTCACAGTCAATGGGCTAGAATATCGTTTAATGAACGATGATTCTGTAGAAGCTGTAGTAGCTGACCCCACTGGCATTAAAAGAGTTATGTAGGAGTATAAAATGGCATTTGAAAAAGTAGAATATCAGTTCCCTGATGAAACAGAGACTAAAAACATTGAAGTAGAACCTTCTGGCGCAGTAGAGATAGACATATCTGGAAAGGCAACAAAAGATGAATATGCAAAGACTAAAAGTAAGACTGCAGATGCAGCGGATAATAATGCAGGTGAGCTTGACATTGAAGTTGTTGACGATACGCCAAAAGCTGACAGGGGCCGTAAGCCATCTGAAGCTCCGTCTGATGTCACTGATGAGGAGCTTGAAGAGTATTCTGATAAGGTTAAAAACAGAATTAAGCACTTTAGTAAAGGCTATCACGACGAAAGACGTGCAAAAGAAACGGCCTTACGTGAAGCGCAAGAGCTCGAAAAGTTAACAAAACAGCTTGTTGAAGAGAATAAAAAGCTAAAAACAACCACTGTTAAAAATCAAACAGCTATGCTTGAGCAGGCTAAGAAATCTGCAGAGTCTGACTTAGAAAAAGCCAAGGCAGCATACAAGGTAGCGTATGAATCTGGTGAAGCAGATGCTGTTGTAGAAGCAAACGAAAGTATAACAGCTGCTAAGATTAAATCAGATAGGTTAAATAATTTCAAACTTCCCACTTTACAAGAGAATGAAACTCCTGTAGAAACAAAAGTAGAGAAAACCGCCCCTGCAGCAGTCGCAGATCCAAGGGCTACGGAATGGGCTAGCGCTAATACGTGGTTCGGAACTGATGACGAAATGACAAGTTACGTTTTGGGGTTGCATAATAAGCTTGTCAAAACAAATGGTCAGGAGTACGCTCAGACCAATGAATACTACGAGACCATAGATGCTCGTATGCGCACAATATTCCCAGAGAATTTTGAGGATATTGAAACAGAGACAGAAAAGCCGAAGCTAAATAATGTGGTTGCACCCGCGACGCGGAGCACAGCACCTAAGAAGGTCAGACTAACGCAAACACAAGTAACCCTTGCTAAACGACTTGGAGTCCCACTTGAATTATACGCCAAGAAGGTTGCAGAAGAAATGAGGAAAAAATAATGGCTGAGAATAGAATTAATCGCGAACAAACTACACGTGAGACTACTACTCGAAAACAAGCTTGGAGAAGGCCAGAAACTCTGCCCGCTCCGAAAGAGGAGCCTGGTTACGGGTACAGATGGATCAGGGTAGCTACGCAAGGACAAGTCGATGCCACGAATGTTTCTTCAAAACTCAGAGAAGGTTGGGAGCCCGTAAAGGCTGTGGATCATCCAGAAATTACAGTAGTTACTGTTGAACAAGAGAAGTTCAGGGATAACGTTGTCATTGGTGGTTTGATGCTTTGTAAAGCTCCAATAGAAATGGTTAATGAGCGAAACGATTATTATAATCAGCAAAACGACTCGCAAATTAAATCAGTTGACAACAATCTCATGAGAGAGAATGACCCTCGTATGCCTTTATTTAATGAGAGAAAGACAAAGGTCACTTTTGGTAGAGGAACTTAACTTTTAACTTTATAGGAGCTTCAGATGGCTTATCCAACTATTGATGCCCCCTACGGGCTGAAGCCTATCAATTTGATAGGAGGTACTTCCTACGTCGGCAGTACTAGAAAAATTCCT